AAGTTGAAACCTGCTTTCCAAGGAGCATTGTTATTTTGGTGCAACCAATTCAGAGCAACCACATCCAGCGCAAACCGATCACGCCGATCGGAGCCTCCGCTGAATTTGTATAGATCATTCCCTACGTATGACGTTGGAGTGTAGCGGAACGAGGAACTAATGTATCCACTTAATGTTCCAGAAGGAGAGAGCCCCTTGCCTGTCTGGGCTTTCAGAGCATCTAATTGTTCGGCCAATCGGTTGGTTATTTCTCTGGATTCCCGAAGCTGAAGTTCCAACGCCTCAAGTTTCTCCTCCACGGTTTGGCCAAGGGCAAACTGAACGACAAGAAAACTAAATCCCACGCAACACGATGCCAATCTCTTCATACGGAAGAACAATGCAATGGTGAGGGAAAAACACAAGTAAATTATTTAAGAAAAAAATGATTCAGGGCATTCGAACTAGACGGTTGACAGGATTTCTTAAAAAAATATGCTGATCGTAGAATGGGATTTAATGCGCCCCGTGAACCCAGTCTCCCTGGCATTGGCGGCGGTGAACCCGCACGAGACATCCCGCCCACCCTTGCCCGTGATGCCCTTCATCGCAGCAATCTGCCAGGGGTACAATTCCAACCCGAATATCTCCCGGCTGAAGTTCTCCAGATCCGTAACCGCAGGATCCAGCTTCTTGGTTTTAGTGGTGGGGTTGTCACTCATTATTCTGCCTTTCTGATTGGCTAATGTTTTTGTCGATCATGGGTGCGTGGTGCTGATCACAGGGTATCATTGCTGCCCCACAATGGGGTGTAGGGGGCGTTTTGTGTTTGGGGGCGTTTTCTCAGATGAGAAATTGGGGGAGGATAAGAAAAATTCTTACGCGAGGGGTAGAAATGGGGGTGGGGGGGCGAATAGTGCCGCCCTGCTCTGGGGTGCCCCACCCCCCATTTTTCTGGGCTGGCGGGACTACCCCCGGCCTCGATGCCCCCCATCCTCAGAGTGTCTGCTGTTAGCAAAAGTGTTAGCATAATAACTCCGAGCCTTATATATCAATGGTCTTCTGCTCTGGATCAGGGGATTCCATATCCCCCGATCCGTCCCGCTCCGATCTGGCGCCATACAAATCGGCCAGCATCTCCGGGCTGATCTGGGTCTGCATCACTACGCCGGCAACCTGGTGTTTGCTGTGCGCTGCCCACTCGCCGGGGAAGCGGCGCTCTAGCACTTCCAACGCTAATCGTGGGTTCTTTTTCTGCATCCCTTTGCGTACAACGCCGTACAACTCATCCTGGGCGATTGCTTCCGCATGCGCGAGGGCGTGCCGCATGTCACCCCACTTACCCTTCCACTTACTCAACGTCTCCCGGCTAATTCCGGCCAATTGTGCTGCCGCCCTCCGGTAGACCAATGGCCACATTCCGCAAGATAGCCTCCACGTTGTGCGCAGTGTACTTGCTGATTGCCTGTGCCCTCCTATCATCCTTAATCCTCTCTGCCTCCTCCTTCACGCTGGCAGGAATCAAATCCTTCACATCGATACTTGACGGGTCAGGCATGGCGATGATTGCCTTTGCTGCCGTCAACGAGTTGCCCGGCTTCCTCTTCGCCTTCACCCTCTTCCTTGGCGACAAATCCTTTTCTTCTTTTTCCTTCATAAAATAAATCCCTAGCGCTTAAGCTGTTAGTTAGTCATCCCCCCCCCCTTTAGGGGGGGCTAAACTAACCGCTAACTGTTAGTCTAAACGGTTAGCGGTTAGTCTTACTTTACTGACAGTTCATCATGGCCCTCATTCCCCTCATTTTGTCCACTTGTGTCCACGGTCATTGGCTTGTAAATCTTTCCATTCTTGCGTGTCAAGCTGCCCTCTTGAGTGTAGTAATAAATGGCTTGCTTGACGGCCCCGGCGGTTGGTGATCTTCCGATCTCATCGAAGTGTGTTTGGGAGAATAGATTCATAGCTTCGCTTTGGGTGAGACCTTCGTTGGGCCATTGGCGGAGCATACTTGCCCGGAAGCTCGGTCTGCCCGCTTCCCTCTTCTCTGGCGGCTCATAGTCGGAGGGCAACCAGCACAATCCTACATCGCTATGTTCCAAGTGAATGAACTCACTGGCGGTTGAGTGTTCGTGGTGCATACCTGACCTCTTCCCTCGCTTGGCCGCGGTGAGGCGGAATGTGCCTTCCTCTCCCCTTTCACCTTGGAGGACCATGATGGCCCGTGCCCAGTTGGTGAGGACGCTAGAACCCAATCCAGCATACATTAAATCGGCTGTAGTAAATCCTTTGGTATCGTTGGAGGTCTTCGGTTTACCGGTGTGATGAATGATGTGGAATAGTGTGCCGGTATCTTGAGCAATCTCATCTATTTGCCCGGTGAAGTTGGCGATGTCCTCGGCGCTGTTGGAGTCTCCACCGAGGTAGCAGAGGAGAGGATCGATCCACACCATGTCGGGCTGATAATCAGCGAGGAGATTGCGGAGGGCGGCGAAGAACTCGATGCCGGCCTTATTGACCATCCTGACGATGGTGACCTTCTCGGTGACTGCCTGGAAATCTATCTCAGGGCATTCGGCGGTTAAACCTTTGTGAACACCTTGGACGGTTTCGGCTACATCCCCGAAGTTATTCTCGGCTTGGATGATGAGTGACGTGTACTTACCCTTGGGTTGGATGCCAAAGAACGGTAACCCTGCCGCCCAGGTCATGGCGGCTTGGAGTGTTAGCACTGACTTACCGAGGCCGGATGAGCCTACCCACACACAGGATCCACCCTTGGACAACCAACGGCTGCCTAGCATGTTATCCTTATCCTTTGTTGGGTCGAATGCGAGCAGTTCGGGCCAATCCATTGCGCCGGGTAAGCGGGGTGCGTTTGGGTTGTCGTGGATGGTAGCTGATTCCAGGGCATCGATCAGGTCATACCCGGTGGCGCCCGCCTTCACCCAGTCGTTGACATCCTTGTGTTCGGTGGGTGTTGCGGCGATGCGACACCTTGGATGTAGCTCGGCAATATCCTCCACCCACTTGAGTGCCGGTGAAGTGTCATCCTTGATGGGATCATTCTGCGGGAACAAGTAAACCTTACTCTTGGCCGGGATAAGTCCGGCGAGCTTCCTACCTCCCTGAGCGCCGCGGGTGATCAGGATACTGGAGATCGTGCTGGAGGTGGTCGCCCAGTTCGTTTTGTCCATGAAGGCGAAGGCGTCCCATTGGGATTCAAACACGATCACATGATCGGCATGATCACCAATCCACCATGGGCTGCCTTTCCCGCCGAGGAGGTTCCCGATGGCTGGAAAACGTCACGGACGATTGCTGAGGAGCAGGGTCGCTCAATTAGTTACACCTCCTGCCTGTTGCGCGATGCCGTCATTGAGGGCAGGGTTGAGGTGCAAAAGTTTTCCATCAATGTCGGCCCTCGAACCTACCCCGTCCCACATTATAGGATAGTCGAATGAAATGGCCTAAAACGGGAACAAGGGTAATCGTGACTTGGCTGGACTGCGCCGGGTACATCGGCGAGGATATGGCCGCCGCCAAACCATTGGAATGCTGGACTGAAGGCGTGTTGGTGAAGGACGCCAAGGATCATGTGGTCATCGCCGGTAGCCAGTACAAAGACGGCAGCGGCGATTTTACCGTGCTGATCAAGGGATGCTGCCTCCGGTTGAAACGCCTCCCAAAATGCTAACACTTATGCTAACACTTATGCTAACACCTGATTGTCCTCCGGTGTCCACTGTTGGCTAGTGGAACATTGAAAACATAATTGTAAAACGAACTTTGTCCACCCGTGTCCACCCATTTCGCTGAACATCGAATCCCCCGTTTTCGGGGGAAATACAGCTATCACACTCATCTGCCAGAAACCCCTGAGAGACCCAATTCTCCTAATGTTTTCAGGAGAAATTGGGGGGAAGATTAAGGGATCGCTCTTAGAGTAAAGTAACTGGTCAGCTTATTCTTCACAGGGGCATCACCAAATATTTTCTTAGTCTCCGGAATGTGGATGTGATAAATCCGGTTCAGCCACTTATCTCCATC